CGCAATTACAACTCTCTTTGATCCAGAATCGTAAACTGTAGTGTGCTTACTAGCAGATCCTACATTTGGTCCAAAGTCATCCTCTGTGTTAAAACTTATGGATGTACCACTAACTGTCCCTATAATAAATTTACGCAGGTTTGTACCACTAACACTTGCTTTGTAAGATATAAAAACTTTACCTACGTTTTCATCAAACACTACACCCATTTCAGAACTTATAGATTCGCCATCAAAATTTACAGCAGTACCTGTAGATATAGATGTACCACTTACTGTTCCTACAACAGCGTGAGATCCGTCACCACTTTCAGACCATGTAAAAATCATCTTATCATTTTTTGTATCGTATACAGCCCTTCCGTAATTTGGAAGTTCATTTCCTGCACTAGAAGTTGGGCTTATTTGGTTAGCTGATCCAAATGAAATAGATGTACCACTAATTGTTCCTATTCTTGCCTCTGTATGTTGTGAAGGATAACTACCAGTTGTATCTAAATAATAGATACAAAATTTATCTGCTGTTGTTATGTAGGCTGCTGAAACGGTTGAAACATTTGAGTGATATTGTACATAACTTCCAAAACTAATACTTGTTCCAGAAACAGTTGCGACATTTGCTCTACCTGAGCCTCCTGCCAATCTATACACAATTAAAACTTTTTCTTCTGTAGGGCTGTATAGTGCTAAATTATTTACAACATTGTTTTCGGATGAATACACAACAGGAGTGCCAAAAGATATAGACGTGCCACTTATTGTTCCTACTACGGCTGTTCCATAGTTATTATTACCTTCATCTTTATAAGCAATAACTATTTTATTATTTGCAACGTCATGTGCTATACTACCATGTTTAACTTTAACACCTGCTGATTCAAAAACGGTAGTAGATCCAAATGTAACTGAGTTATCACTAGGGTCTATTGTACCAACTCTAGCACTACCATAAGCATTGTTACTTTCATCTGCCCATGCAACAACAATTTTGTTATTCGTGCTATCATAACCAACACCACCATCAAATTGAGTTGAGAAGTTTACTGCTGTTCCCTCTAGAAAACTTACAGTTTCTGCTGCTGCACCGACTGTACCATCAGAGTTAGCAACAACAGCAGTGCCATTAGTTATTGCACCACTAGTAGTAGCATGTTCCTGTCTTGGTAAATTCTGATCGTTGCCTATGACACGCAGCATTATTGTTACTCTCCGTCATCCTCTGAAGGGTCTACCCAATCAGGGTTAGCTGACCAAGTTGTGCCGTCTAACTTGTACTTGTTGCCCACCCAATCCTCTGGTGCGTTAGTTACATTTTCTGTGATTGTAGCATTACTACTGTTAAGATCAGCAATAATAAACTGGGCAGGATCTCCTACTGTGATATTATCTGATGTTGATGTAATTGTTACATCATCTGCAAGTAGATACTTGCTTAACTTAGTTGATGTTTCTACGATAGTTTTCATTCTTTAACCTTTCACTATTAATTCCGTAGCTGATATAGCAGTCCCTGCGGTTACTGAGGGAGAATCTGCTGTTAATCCTATTGTGCCATCACTTTGCACAAAATATGTTTGCCCTGCTGTAAGTCCTAGTTGATTCCTTGATATTGCGTTTGTTGAGTCTATTGATGCAGATTGACCGTTGGTTACTTGACCTCTGGTTATATCTGTATAACCTACTTGATAAAGAACAGATCTACCCTTGGTGTTAGTATTATCTCTATATGTCATAAGAACTTTTTTTGCATTTGAGTCAAAAGCTAAAGATGCACTATCTACAGATAAAACAGATGCATTAGCTCTCGTTGAAGATCCAAAACTAACTGAAGTACCACTAACGGTTGCTTCAATTAAAGTAGCAAAATTTGAATCTCCTCCATCTGCATAACCAATTAAAAATTTATTAGCGTTACTGTCAAAAACATTTCCTAAATAAGCCGCTGTGTCTGTTTCAAACTCAACTACAGACCCAAAACTTATAGAAGTACCTGAAACAGTGCCAACTATTGCTTTACCCTTATCTGAATCTCCTCCATCTACAAAAGCAATAAGCACTTTATTTTCATTACTGTCAAAGGCAGGAGAATTATAATTTGATGAAGCACTTTCATATACAACAGGAGTACCAAAACTTATAGATGTTCCTGATACAGTGCCAATGATTGCTGTGCCATAGTTTGAATTACCATGATCTCTGTAAGTAAAAACAACCTTATTGCTGTTGCTATCAAAAGTAGCTCCCTCGTTACTGACTCTAGCATTTTCAAACTCCGTTGCGGAACCAAAACTTATAGAAGTACCTGAAACAGTACCAACTATCGCATAACCATGTTTTGAGTCTCCGTCATTTCTATACCCAATTACAACTTTATTACTGTTGCTATCAAAAGTAGGAAAAATTTCTTCAGTTGCCGCTGAGTTAAATGTAACAGCAGTTCCAAAACTAATTGATGTGCCACTTACCGTACCGACAACTGCTTTTCCATGTTGACTATCATCATAATCACGAAAACAGAGAACTACTTTGTTATTGCTGCTATCAAATGTACCCGAAACATATTGACTGTTTCCTTGCTCAAACTCTACAACAGATCCGTAACTTATTGAGGTTCCACTAACAGTTCCAACAACCGCACAACCCTTAGAGTCACTACCTCTTTTAAAAGCAACAACAAATTTATTGTTACTGCTATCAAAAACCACTGCACTATTGTTGACATCAGCATCAAGAAAAACAGCGGTTGAATCAACAGCACTAGTTTTAGATGCGTCTATCACCACGCCCTTTGACATACCAATGTAGTTTTCTGATGTAAGAGTACTTGTTAATGGGGTGTAAACACTGGCAGAAAGATAGTCGCTATTACTTGAATCTTGAAAACCTATAACAACTTTTTCATCATTAACTAAAGTTGCCCACATTTCGGTTCCACCTGTATTTCTAAATTGTATTGGAGAAGAACCAAAGGTTATAGTAGTTCCTGAAAGAGACCCTTCAAATATTGAGGCTCTAGCATCATCGTTTAATCCTGCTATTACAAAACTATCTGATGTAATTTTTACTATAGAAGGGTATGCATTACCTTCAGCACTAGATCTCCATACAACAGGTGTCCCTAAAGTAATTGCATCTCCAGATACGGTTCCTGCAATAGCCGTTCCATAATTAGTGCTTAATCTATTATCATTATATGCTATGACAAACTTTGAATCACTTACCGCTGCTACTGAGTGTCTAACGACTCTATCACTATCGTATGTTTCAGGCGACCCATATGATATAGAAGTACCCGATACAGTTCCTATAATAACTTTACCTGCCTCTGGAGTTGGAGTGTTTGACCAAGCAACAACAATTTTTGTTTCACTTAACGCACTTATAGAAGCATATTTTGAAGTATTTGCTGTACTAAAAGTTGCAGGAGATCCAAAAGATACAGAGGTGCCGCTGACAGTTCCGACTATGCATTTACCTTTTCCATTATCTGAGGCATCCTCAAAAGCAATAACAAACTTTGTATCAGTTAAACGATCAACAGTATGAACTTGGTTAATTTGAGTTTGGCCTGATTCAAATGTAACTGCGGAGCCAAAACTTATTGTAGCACTTGCCCCTGTTCCAGAAATTGTACCAACACGAGCCTCACCTCTATTGCTTGCACTACTATTTTTATACACGATTACAAAAGTAGTTGACGTCATGCCAATAACATTTGGTAATTCTGGGTATGTCATTGTAGTGGCTTGGGCTTTTGTACCATAAGTTATAGTAGATCCTGATACAGTCCCTACAATTGCAGTTCCATAATTACTGTTGCCACTATCAGACTGAGCAAACCCTACAAAGGCACTTGTGTTTGGTAATGCCGAAGTAACCCATCCACTATTACCTGCAACAGTAGAAGCCTGTATACTTCCTACATTTGAAGCAGTTTCACTAACAACACTAACAGTCCCATCAGAGTTGACAACAACAGGTTTGCCACTAGATAAAGCACCAGAAGCTACTGCCCTGACCTGACCATCTTTTGCAATATTACCAAAAGCTTTCATTAAGCTACTTTCTATTAAGCGTCATCAATCTCTTCATATGAACAAACAGCAGACAAGTCTCCTGCTGCACTTGCTTGTATTTTCAGTATGTCACCTTCAACTAAATACAGCCCCATGTTCTTATCTATGGGTAGCAGTGAACTACCTGCTGCTACTGTAATGCTTTTAGCTATGTAGTAGTCTACACTTGATCGTGTGATCCACACAGATATATCAGCAGAGTTAGTGCCGTCTATGTTAGCTATAACCAGTGAGTTAATCTTTAATAACTTATTTGATGCAGCCGTTAGTAAGCTGACCGCACTTGCAGCAACGTCAGCATCTACTGCTGTATTGGCGTAGATACTACTTACTGCGACTACATTTGGATTTGCCATTAAAAAACTCCTTTATTATCCAAATACCATTGCCATAGCAATACTTTTGCCAGTGGTTGCTTTAGCGTTTAATTGTGTTTGTATTCCTGATGTTACACCGCTTGAGTGATTTAGTTCAGCAGTGGTGGCTGTAACTCCATCCATAATGTTTAACTCTGCTGTAGTAGCTGTAACTCCATCTATAATGTTTAGCTCTGTGGCAGTAGCCGTAACTCCGTCCATAATGTTTAACTCTGCAGCCGTAGCTGTAAGGTCACTAATATCTGCAACAGCAAGAGTACCATCAGCTAATGGATTACCTGCTGCTACAAAGTCTGCTAAGTCTCTTGCTTTTGTCATGCTGTATCCTCTATTCTACTTCATACACATTAAGTACAATTTTATCTAATGAAGCTACATCTGCCCCAACAACCAAATACTTGCCTACTTGTATAACTCTACACTCTCCGCTGTTTATATTTTGGCTGTCAACATTTGTTAAACCCATTTTTGAAAATGCTGTAGGCATACCTATTTGAGTGCTTGAATCAACACTAAAAATTGATCCATTTTGCCCATCAACAACAGTACCATTATAATGTCTAAAATTTCCATAGTCTGAACTTGCCATATATAAACTTGCAAAGTTAGATGAAGAATGACCTAAAACATTTCTGGCATTGCTTGCTGCCATACCTTTTGAAAACACCATACCTGACGCTATTTTATTATCGCCATCTTCTGCAAACCAATAAGCACCACCTTGTTTTGCTGGGTATGTAGCAATACTTGATATTTGTTCGAATTGATTTGAAGCATGAGTAGTTTTTCTTGTTGTTGAGCCAAAAGCAAAAGTATTATTAGAAACACTACCAAGACCAATATATTGAGAACCAATTGCATAAACAGTTGAACTTTGTCCATCAGCGTGTCTACCAATATAGGCAAGACCGTCTGCCGTTCCTGTTTGAGCAACCTGATCGTTATCACCATATTTTGTACCATCTGCTAATGAAGCAGTAATAGTATTACCATTTGGATCAATACCTGCACATTCCATATTTGACCCATCTGTACGTTTATGAGCGCCTAACATATAACCATTAAACATAGAGGTTAGAGCCACTGATTTTACTTGACCAGATGCAACATTAGTAAGGTTTGTTAGAGAAAAAGCACTGCCATTCCAAACTACTTTATCAAATCTCATATCATTAGAGCTATTGCTATTACAAATTAAAAAGTGTCCATTAGCGTTTCCTACGCCACCACGAGATTGATTATTAAAACCTAAAGTAGTAGGAGCTAAATCCTGTGTTAAGCTACCGTCACTACCAATTGTATAGTGACCCATTTTTAATGGAGAAGCATTTTCACCAGACAAAACTGCAAATTGAGTATCAGAGTACGGTATAAAGTATGCATTAGTTTTAACAACATCTATAGTTAAAACACTTTTGTATGTAGCTTTTCTAATTAGATCATATGATATATTTGGTATAGCTGTAGAACCACCACCACCAAAAAAAGAACTTGTTGTACCCATTTTATTTCCTATCCTTTATGAGAACGCCCAACCAATAGTGCTATCTACATATCGTAAACTTAGTACAAGATATGCTGAATCTATTGTTAAATCTTCAGCAGCACCCATTATGTTACTACTATTACGGCCAATTATATTATTTGTGTTACCTGCTACTTCACTTATTCTAACTTCATCACCTACACTTGGAGAAGCAGGTAACGTAAGAGTTATTGCAGAACCATTCAGATAATAATGATTATTTTTTGTTGCTGTGGTATTGCTTGTTATTACGTTAGTTGTAAAACTAATGCCTGTTAATGCAGAACCATCTCCACTAAATGAAGTTGCAGCTACTGTACCAGTAACAGTTACTCCTGTAGATGATGTTGCAAGTTTTACAGAATTGTCGTGGTAAAGAGAAACTGCTCCATCAGTTGCAAAGGTAGCAAGTGTTTCTAATCCAGACTTTTGAAACTCAATAGAAGCACCGTCTGTATCTAGTATTAACTTACCAGTTCCATTGTCCTTGATTACGGAATTTGACCCATCATGGTAAATCTGTAGGTCAGACCCTGCGCCAAATATTAATTTTTCATTGTCAGGAAATAACACATCACCATTTGCATCAGCAGTAACTGTCTTAGATGCCTGTACTGTACCAAGAGTTGTAACATCATTATAGTTTAACTCTGCTGCTGTAGCTGTAAGACCTAAATTAGTTAATGCTGTTGCTGCACTATCTAGATCAGATAAGTTATTTGACTCTAGTAAATATCTGGCATCTGATTGTGTTTTACTGTAATGATCTGATAAAGTAAATGTACCGTAGGCTACAATATCTACAATGTCACCCACTGTAGCACCAGAGGCAAGGACTACACTTGTACCGTTAGTTGCTGTAAAGTCTGTACCAGATACAAGCTTAACACCATTGAGATACACATCTACATACCCAGAGTCATACGTAGCTGAGAACGTTGTTTGACCTGCTGTAGCTGTGTAAGTGTTTCTATCTGATGTGCCGTTAACAGATGAACCTGCAGCAGTCCAAGCACCACCACTCGTTCTAACATTCATAATGTTTGTAGTACTGTTAAAATAGAGTGCACCAGTAACTAGAGCATCACCATCGTTGTCCACAGTGGGAGCAGAAGACTTAGCACCAAGGTATCTGTCATCGAATGAATCATATGAAGCGGCTGCAGATGTAGCACTGGAAGCTGCAGAGGTTGCACTACTTGCGGCTGCAGTAGCACTTGAGGCAGCAGCAGTGGCAGAGGAAGCAGCAGCCGTAGCTGAAGTTGCTGCAGCAGTAGCTGAACCTAAGATACCATCTACGTATGTTTTAGTTGTAAGATCAGCATTATTAGTAGGTGTGTAGGTAGTAGTAATCTTTGCACTACCCATGTCAATAGCACCTGTCATAGTGCCACCAGACAAACTTAAAAATGTAGAGTCTGCATAATTTTTAGTTGCTGCATCCTGATTAGCTGTTGGATCACCCAAACCTGTAATCTTGTTTGTACCCATAGCTATAGCACCAGACATTGTACCACCTGCTAGTGGTAGCTTGGTAGCTATACTGTTTGTAATAGTTGTACTAAAACTTGCATCATCATTAATAGCTGCAGCAAGTTCGTTTAGTGTGTTTAGTGTACCTGGGGCAGAGTCAACAAGAGCAGCTACTTCTGTGTCAACATAATTTTTCGTGGCAGCATCTTGTGCAGAACTGGGATCTGTAACGTTAGCAATTGTTGTACCTGTAACGTCTAGTGTGCCGTTGACAGTTACGTTATTAAACGTAGACGAACCCGAACCTGCAGTTACATTACCTGTCAAATTACCTGTCACATCACCAGTAACATCACCTGTTACATCTCCTGTGACATTACCTGTAACAGCACCTACAAGACTTGTACCTGTAATAGTTGTACCTGTTATGGCTGCAGCAGTGCTACCCCCGATAACAGCATTATCAATAGTACCACCATTAATATCAGCAGTCGCCAGTGTCGCTTGACCAGATGTAGTAACAGTTGTAAAGCTAGCCGCTGCAGCACTAGAAGCACCAATTGTTGTGCCATCCATAGCACCGCCATTAATATCCACCGTAGCATGTGTTGATGTTCCTGTGCTTGTTAAATTAGTAAATGTACCTGCACCTGCAGAAGAACCACCTATAGTCACACCATCAATTGCACCACCGTTAATATCTGCAGTTGTTATTGTAGTTGTGCCTGAAGCTGTGAGGTCTGTAAATGTACCTGCTGCAGGAGTAGAACCACCAATGGTAGTATTGTCCATAGCACCAGAGTTAATATCAGCAGATGTAATAGTTGCTGTACCTGTTAGAGCAGTTGTTCCTGTGACAGCTAGAGTACTATCTAAAGTAACTGCTCCTGTTACATCAACAGTTCCTGCAAAGTCTGCGTTAGCTCCACTAAATGTTACGGCTGTTGTAGGAGTACTACCACTTTGGAGTACAAGTTCTCCACTTGAGTTCTTTAAGTTAGCATACGTAGTTCCTGCATCTTTAAGAGTTACATCACCACCGTCTGCGTCAAGAACAATATCTCCTGCAACATCAAGAGTAAGATTACCAGAAGATACATCAATCTCGTTATCTGTTATTGTTAAATAAGCATTGTCTCCAATAACTACAGAGTCAATGTAGCCTATTCCATCTACGTATAAATCTTTAAACTCTGTACCAGATGCACCAAGGTCTACATCATTATCAGTTACAGGAACAATAGCACCATCTTGAATACGTACTTGCTCTACTGCAGCAGATGATACTTCACTAAAGAAACCAATACGATTATTAGATGTATCTATTACAACTTTGTTTAGTGCGTCAGTGTCAGCTATTAGAGGTACATATGCACCTTCTGTAGAACTACCATCGTGCTTGTGTCCACCTGATAAAGCAAACGCATCTCGTAGAGCATTGTACTCTGCGTTTACTGGTGCAGCTTTAATAACCGCATTAGCGATAATGTCTGCTGCTGATTGTCTTGAATACCCTGCCATTTTATAACCTGTCTCCTACTCCAAATGTAATCACTAGACCCTGGATACTGTGTGACGCATCTGAGCTATTTGTAACATATCTAAATGATGCTGATTTACCAGAACCCGATATGTTTGTTCTTTGCACTGGTGATGGATTCCCATCAAATATTGCGGTACTGTTATACAAAGCTTCGTTATAATAAGCAGCAGCACCTGTTGTTGATAAATTAAAGTTTGTTGGGTTTAATGTATCTACATCTTCGTAGTCATACACAGCCGACATAACTATCGAGTTATCACCTTCAGAACGTAAGTACGTAGCTACTGTGTAAAATACTTTACGTTGCTCTGGGTCTTGCATATAAAAAAACGGAGTTTGAAATATACTAAGTATATCGTTTCCTGCAAAACTATTACCTTGTTCTTGTCTGTGTACTTTACCGTCTGAAGTACCATGTATTACAAATTCGTTTTGTCCTATGTAGCCACTGTCTGCACAAGTAGCAGTAATACCTAGCATCTGGCTATATTCAAACTGTAATCCATTTGGTGTCTGCCTGAAACCGCCAATAATACCTTGCGAGTCTGCTGCTGCAAAGAAATATCTAAACTGTGTCTTTTGTCTAATTACTACAGCATTAAGACCATCAAGATCAATATCAAATACGATATCTGTAAAAATAGACTGAATGTCTTTTGATACAGTTTCAAGGTTTACGTCACCAATTTTATTTGTACCTGAAACTGGACGTAAACCATCTTGAGATAAGAATAGTAAATCACCACCTATCTCAACAACACTATCTGTAGCTAAACAGCCTAAATCATCTGTAACAGTTGATAGTACAAAATTAGCTAAAGCTGTTCCTGACAGTTTTTTAATGTGTGTAGCACCAAATATGTAAAGCTCATTCCTAAAAGACTTTATAGCTACAATAGGAAAGCCTACATTTATTACACCTGCGCCATTAGCTGCTGCAAAGTCTGTTTCTGCTAGTGGTGCACTGTGATATAGTTTTGTTGGGTGTGCAGGATCTCCTGCTAAAAATAAATGGTTCTGAAATATTGCAGAGTACTTTGGGTCTGTAGGTGCATCTGAATGAGTAATCTGTGTGTATGTTGAACCATCATAAGTAGCTGCAGGATTTATACCGTCTGTTAACACAACCTTTGCAGTTCCAAAGTTAAGCCTAGAAAACCTAACCTTAGACACTCCTACCATTGTAGGTGAACCTGAAGTAGTTATTGCTTGCCAAGCTGAACTAGAGTTGTTCCATTTATGTAGATAATTATTACCTGATGATGGTTTTCTACAAGCTAAAATACCATCGTTAATACCGTCTGCTACACAAACACCTAGTACACTTCCTGTTCCTGTAACTGTACCATAATCATTACTAAAACCATTTATTTTTCTGTAACCACCAGTAACAGCAGGTTCATAGTTTAAAAGTGTAGTAGCAGATCCAGGTTGTGTCTCACCTTGAGACAACACATCCCTACTCGTGTTAAGCCCTCCCTGACAGAAGACTTTAAAAGAGGCTAAATTATCAGCCATTAGAGCACTCTTCCTAGCACCTGGTTAGAAGAGTTTATTCTGTCTACTACTGTTGATCTTACTCTTAGTGGTTCGTCAACAAGAACCCTTCTCATTAACTTTATGCCGTCTTCAAAATTGTTTTGGTGCATTGCAGCACTC